CGGGACGTCGCCGACGAGGTTGCGCGAGATCTCGGTCGGTGCCTTGCCGAGCTTGATCAGCCCGCCGAGGAGGCCACCGCGCTCGCGCTCGACCCCCCAGAAGCGCTCCGCCGAGGCCCGCTTCTTCGGGTCCTTGATCTTCGAGATCCGCTTCGCGCGCTCCGAGGCGGAGAGCTTCGCGAACGTCGGACTCTTCGCGTACTTCGAGGTAGCCACGGGCTACCCCGGCCCCTGAGGCCCGCCCGTGAAGATGTTCGTCGAGCCGCTCTCCCGCACCGGCAGCGCCCGGACCCACTTGTTGATCGCCTTCAGCAGTTCCTTGCGGGCCTGGCCTGCCGGGACGGAGCGGAAGTACTGCTGGTAGAGCGACTTGACGATCGCGGCGTCCTGCCCGGCGGGCTTGTCACGCCGGGAGCGGCCGAGGCTCGCCATCACCTCGTTTACCGCCTTGAACTTCGACTTGCCCGAGGCCGAGGTCTGCGCCCTGATCAGTGCGGTGTTCGCGTTCTGCTGCGAGACGCCGAGCCGACCGATCGCCGTCTGCGCGTTCGTCGCCGAGATCGCGTTCCGTGCGGCGGAGAGCTTCACCTGCTGCGCCTTGTACCAGCGGTCGAGCGCCGCCTTGTCGGCGGCCGTCACGGCCTTGGACTTCGCCTCCTGGTAGCGGAGGTTGAGCGTCGCCTGCGCCTGCTGGATCTTGGCGCGCTGCTGCGCCTGCTGCTGCTTCTCCTCCTGGATGTCGATCATCTGGCCGGTCACCTTCGCCTGGTTCGAGCGCAGCCCCTCCAGCACGTCGGCAAGCATGTCCGGTCGCTTCGCCTCGATCTCCCGTAGCGCCGACAGCTGTGTCGAGTCGAGCTTCGCGATCGTCTCCTCGTACTCCTTGAAGGGCTTCTCGACCGCGTTGATCCGGTGCAGCCCGACCTCGCGCAGGAACCCCTGGTTCGCGAGCGCGCCCATCGTCGCGAGGTTGGAGGCGGGCAGGTAGCCGCCGTACATGTTCTCGACGCCCTGCTGGGTTCCGACCGCTGCGGCGTCACCGGCCGGTGCCTGGCCGACGCGCGCGAGCGCCTCGTTCTGCGCGCCGATGTCCGCGCGCATCGCGTTGCCGACCGCGCCGGTCGCCGAGGAGGCGAGCGAGCCGAGCACCTGCGCGGCGGAGGTGAAGCCGCCGAGGATCTGCGGGGCCATCTTCTGGTTCTCGGCGGCGGCCGCCATCATCGCGCCCTGCAGCATCGAGCGCCGCCGCTCCGCGTCCGCGCGCAGCGCCGAGGTCTCGCTCCGGATCAGGTCGACGCTCGACCCCATCTGCGTCCCGAGGAGCGAACGCGCCTGCGCCTGCAGCTGCGGCTCTGTCAGGACCTGCGAGTTGAGCCGCCGGTAGAGCGCGGTGAGCGGGTCGAGGACGGTCTTCGCGGCAGGCTTCGGCGGAGCCTTCTTCTTCGGCTTCTTCATCAGCGGGATCGCGCGGGCGCGCGTGTCCGCCTGGGCGTGCTTGATCGTGTACGACTTGCCCGCCGGGGTGTAGGCAGGCACCTAGATGACCCGACCGTTCTCGTCGTAGCGCTGCCCCTGCGGCCCCAGCCAGTAGCCGCCCATGTTGGTCGCGCCCGAGAGGTCGTACTGCGCGTCCGAGTTGCGGCTCGGGTCCCAGCCCTGCGCCATCGGCAGGTCAGCCCACTCACCGGGGCGGCCGACTGCGCCGACCGGCCCCATCCAGCCGCCGTCTCCACCGCCACCGCTACCTCCGCCGTAGCCGGAGTAGCCCATCGCGGCCGCCTGCATCCGCGCCTCGGCGATCCGGTTCGCCCACTCGCGCTGGCGCTGCGCGTACTGGCCGACGAGGTCGCCGACGCCCCCGGTGAACTCGCGCACCCCGGTGTAGCGGGCCGCCTCGGTCTGCTCCAGGACGTCCTGCGCCTCCTTCGACAGCTGCCCCGAGGAGAGCATCCCCCGGGCGGCGAGCTTCGCGCGCGACTGCGCGGTGGCGCGGTTCGCCTTCTGCTGCAGCTGCGCGAAGAGCGAGTACTTGTTCGCCTTCGCCGCCTCGATCGTCGCGTCGTCGACGTAGGAGCGGGCCTCGGGATCCAGCTGCGAGACGTCGGCGAGGCCGAGGTCGATCAGCGCCTGCTTGATCTTCGTCCCCATCCCGGAGCGGAAGGAGCCGATGTCCTCGTCGCGCTGCGACTCCAGCATCCCGACGTCGAAGCCCCAGCCGGGCATCCCGCCGCCTCCACCGCCGCCACCCGCGTCGAACGAGTAGTCGCCGCTCACCTCGGGCGCGAACTGGGTTGCGCGCGTGACGACGTTCGGGTCGCCCGAGCCGGTCCAGCCGTACTCGGCCGCCTGCCCCCAGTTGGGGCTGCCCGGGAGCGGAGCCTTCGGCTTCGCGAGCACCGGCTTCGGGACGGGCTTCGGCGCGAGCGGGCGCACCGGGGGCTTGGCCACCGGGATCGCACGCGCCCGGGTGTCGGCCTGCGCCTGCTTGATCGTGTAGGACGACTTCGGCTTCGCCATCACTCCTCCTCAGCGGGATTCTGACACCCGGTCAGGCTGTCTTCCCTGTGGTGATCACGTACTGGACCCCGGCGAAGGCCGGAGTGTTCGCAAGCCCGCCCCCGTCGATCGCGTGCGTGTGCTCGCCGCCGCCATGCACGGAGCCTCCGTGCGAGTGGCCGCCGCCCCCGCCGCCACCCGTGCTGCCCCCGTCGCTGTGGACCCAGGTGACGTAGCCGTAGTAGCTCCCCTGGGTGCCGCCCTGCAGGGTCGAGGTGTCGGGCCGGGCACGCTCGTAGTAGTCGCCGTGCGAGTGATCGCCGACCCCGTCGATCGAGAGGCCGTGCCCGTGGTAGCCCGCGTTGTTCATCCCGTGGTAGTGACGCGGGCCGCGTGTCCCGAGCGCGCCGCCGTCCGTCCCGGCGAGACCGACCTTCGAGCCTGCCCCGTAGAGCGCCCGGTCGCGGAGGTCGGGCACGTTGAAGGTGGTCGAGCCGTCTCCCGGCCCCCAGGTGGTGCCGACGGCGGCGAAGAGGTCCTTGTAGAAGTCGCGCGTCACCGCCGCCCCGTTGCAGGGGAGCGCCGCCGAGGGGAGCGTCGACCCGGCCCAGGCGAGAATCACGCCGGGCGGGAAGTCGTCGAAGCGCACCCCTGTTCCGGAGTAACCCGCGATCGAGGTGCGCGGCAGGATGATCCCCGAGGTCTCGAAGAAGTTCTTCAGCCAGGAGCGGAACTCGACCGGGAACTCCAGCGGCTCGGCGAGGATCCGCTTCAGCAGCGACTTCTCGTCCTCGGAGAGCGGGCGGCCGGGGTCGTCGGGGCGTGTCTCCTCGACGGGGTTCTCGGTGGTGCTCACACGGTCACCTTGCCCCGGTCACCGACCGTGTGCCCGATCCCGATGTCGGTCAGGTTGAAGAGGCCGAACGGCTTCACCGCCTGCACCTTCACCTGCACCCCGTAGCAGCGGCCGCCGAGCGGGAGCCGCTTGCGCGTGTACTCGCTGACGGAGGGGAGCTTGCCCGCGAGCTTGTAGACGGCGAGGTCGCTGGAGACCGCCGGGTCGCGCCGCCAGGAGACCTCGATCGCGTCGGCTGCGTCCGGGCTGGTCCACGACTGGTGCCGGTAGGAGACGAAGACCTGCTTGGCCTGGATCACCCCCTCCGGGCCGAGTCGCTCCCAGCCGGTCTCCATCGAGGGCAGCACCGCGAGGCCGTTCCCGTCGACCTGATCGGCCGGGTGCGCGCCGGGCGGCAGCACCTCCTCCAGCAGCGACGACCCGGCGAACATCCGCGAGGTCTTCGCGAGGCGCAGGTCGGCGAGGCCCGCGTAGACCTCCTCGAAGGATCCCTCGGAGGGGATCATCGCGACGGCCGGGAAGTTCGAGAAGCGGAACCAGGCCCGCGCGTTCAGGTCGCAGAGCAGCAGGAAGCTGACGTCGTTGGAGAGCGTGATCGAGACGACGAGGTAGTCGAAGTAGACCGCGCAGCTGACCGAGTTCCCGGCCTTGCGGTTCGCGTACGCCTCCCGCCAGAAGTCCGAGATCCCGCCCTGCTCGGTCAGGTTCTTGACGATCGCGCCGTCGGTCAGGTGGACCCCGCGCTCGTCGGCGAAGAGGATGTTCTCGTTCCAGTAGCAGATCGTCCCCGGCAGGGTGCAGCCGATCTGGTCGGTCAGCGTGTCGACGTACATGTCGGAGTCGAGGTCGGTGCCGGGCGGGATCGTCCCCGAGACCCGGGAGATCCGGCCCGCGTGGAAGCAGAGGAGCTTCCCGGGCGCGGCCGCGAGGCCGGTCACCTCGCGCGTCACGTAGATCTTCGCGAGCGCGTCCCAGGTCCCGGCCGGGCCGCTCTCGGTCTCCAGCGGCGAGAAGTAGATGTCGGCGTCCTTGCCGACCACGAGCCGGTCCTTGTAGGCGACGGCGACCTTGCCGGTGGGGGCGCTCGCCGGGAGCGGGGTGATCACCCCGTCGGAGGCGACCCGCTTCGGCGCGACCGTCCCGGAGGAGCCGAAGAAGTAGACGTAGTTGCGGAGCATCACCCCGTTCTGGAGCATCGAGGCGAAGCCCGAGGCACCGAGGTTCGACGGGGTCCCGTCGTTGACGGCGATGTCGTAGATGTTCGGCCCGGCGACGACGAGGAGCTTCTCGCCCGTCTGGTAGCGGCCGTAGTAGCCGCCCCAGATCTGCCCCGCGAGCGCGGGCGAGAAGTACGACCAGGCCGCACGGCCCTCCATCCGCGCGCCCCGGCGCTGCGGGATGAAGTCCTTCATGTCCCAGACGTAGCCCTCGGGCAGAGCGTCGAGCGCGTAGTCGCGCATGAAGCCCCGGACGACCGGCAGGATCGACTTCGGCTGCATCAGCCGCCCCGGTAGTAGGCGGAGTCGTTGAGCGCGCCGACCTGGCCGGTCGGGTCGCGGCGGCGCGTCCCCTTCGGGGTGACCCGCTTGTTGAGGATCGCCTTGATCTTCGCGATCTCGCCCGCCTCGCCGTTCTGGCCCTCGTACTGGATCCGCCAGCGCTCGCCACCGCCGGACTGCTCGTGCTCGGTGAACTCCGCGCCCTTCCAGAGCGCGTAGGTGACGATCGTCGGGTGGAACTCGTCGGCGAGGCCGCCGTACTGGGTGGCCGCCGGGGTGTGCGCGTCGTCTGTCATCCGCTGCGGGCGGAAGACGCCGTACGCCTTGATCACCTTCTGCGCGCTCGGGGTCGGCGAGACCCAGAGGAGCGGCTCCGAGTAGGCGTAGCCCCGATAGCCCTGCCGCTGGTGGGAGACGATGTCCTCGCGCGAGAGCCGGTCGAGGAAGCCGCCCTCGTCCTCGATGTCGTAGAGCGCGATGATCGAGGTCGACATGTCGTGGACGGGCGTGTTCGCCGTCAGCGTCAGGTTGATCACGCGCGTCCCCGCGCGGGTGCGCGCGACGATGTCGGTGATCCCCTCGTAGATCAGGTCCTGGACGTGCCCCTTCTCGGGCGCGGTCGTGTCCTCCTGCATCCCGAGGACCTGGAGCACGCGATCTGTCAGCTGCTTGTAGGTCATCGGCTGCTCCTCACAGTGCCATCGGGGATCCGGCGAAGTGGGCGTAAGCCTTGTTGGGGACGGTTCCGCCCGCGCTCGGGATCGGGATCCGGGTGCGGGAGCAGTCGATCTCCGGGACGCCATTCCCCCAGAGCGGCCAGTAGCCGACGAGCGCCGTGGGCCGGACGACGGCGGGCGAGACGCGCCGCGAGAGCGCCCGGATCTCGGAGTCGGTGAGCACCGCGTTCCACATCGCCGCCTCGCACATGAACCCGTACATCTGATAGCCGTCGCCGCGCCCACCGATCTTGAAGGTGCCGCCCGTCGCTCCCCCTCCGGTGTCCCCGGTCACGTAGCCGCCGCCGTTGATGCGGATCTGGGAGCTTCCTCCGTTCGCGATGGCGGCGTAGTGGTTGAAGGCGTTGTTCGCGATCCCGGCTGGCCCGCCCAGCCAGGCTGCGTTGTAGAGGTTCAGCGCCGTGCCCCCGGCGTACTGGAAGATGAAGCCGGGGCTGTAGCGGGCGAAGAAGGGCCGCACGTTGTTGTCGTGGATGTAGGCGAAGACGCTCAGCGTCCAGCCCGTCGCCTGGTTGAGCGCCGCGATCACGCCCGCGTGGGCGAAGAAGGCGTTGGCCCCGGTGGGGAACTCGCGGGCCATCAGGGCTGCCCCACCGAGAGGAAGGCGTCGAGCAGGAAGAGCGCCCCCGCGAGGGTGTCGGCCGCGTCGGCTCCGAAGCGGGTGATCTCCACCAGGAGCGTCTTGTTCGCGGCGACGACCGGGGTGATGACGTGCTCCGTCACGGCGTAGCCCGTCGCGAGCGTCGCCGTAAACGGCCCGAGCGTCGTCGTGAAGGCGGCGGGATTGAGGCTCTCGCCGGGGCCGACGAGGTGCGTCTTCACCTGCATCCGCACGTTGCCTGCGGTCGCGGCAGCGAGGATCAGAGCCAGTTGCGGGGTGACGCCCTGGTAGGTGGGGAGGCGGGCGTGCCCGTAGATGCGGCCCTCGGCAGCGTCCGCGAACTCCCAGGCAGCCATGTCCCAGGCGGTCAGCGAGGAGACGCCGAAGCCTGCGTTGGCGGCGAGCGAGGTCGAGCGCGGCACCCGCAGCCGGATCGGGACGATGAGCGTTCCGGGGGAAAGGGGGGAGATCGGCCAGAGCGGCACCCAGGGGGTCGCGAGCGGAGGGGCGTGCGGATCGACGCTCATGTGACCCGCTTCGGGCGGATGTTGAGGTAGCGGCCCAGGAAGGTGGCGTTCTGCACGTTCCACTGCGCGTACTTGAGCCGGATCTCGCCCGCAGCCGCGACCGTGAGATCGACTGCCCCGCTGGCGCTCGCCCACCAGCCGCCTGAACCGATGGGCTGTCCGGCATAGGCGGCAGGCGTCGTGAAGTCCCCGACCCCGACCCCGACCTGGACGAAGGCCGACGAGCCTGCACAGGACAACTGCGCCCCGTAGCTCGCCTCGTAGATCCCCGCTCGCGGGACGGTCATCCGAGGCCCGACCGTGGCCAGGTTCGACCAGACTCCACCCGCCGCCTGAACCTCGGAAGTGGCGATGAAATGGTTGTAGGCCGAGCCGCCGATGAAGACCCACTTGTAGGCGTCGGTGATGTCCGCGCAGTAGCGAAAGCGCCACTGGTAGGTCGGCGCAGTGAGCGAGTCCACCAGGATCGCCTCCTGCCCATCGGCGGGGGAGGCAGGCAGACTCGTCCCGTAGGTGACCGGGGTGAGCGCCCCGACCCCGACCTGGGGCGGGGAGGGGACGACACGCGCGATCCGCGCCTGCATCGGCACGAACTGCCCGGCCGCCGCCCCCAGTCCCGAGACAAGCGCCATAGTGCCGCCGCCGGTCTTCCAAGCCTTGATCGTGAAGGTGTGAGTGCCTGCGCTCGGGATGAGCCTCCGGCGCAGCGCGATCGGCCAGTTCTGGCCCGTGTTGACGGGAAGCTGCTGACCCCAGTAGCCGAGGTCGGCCGCGCCGTCCCAGAGGTTCACGTAGATGGCCGAGCCTGCCGTGTTGATCGAGACGGAGGGCACGAAGAACTCGACGATGATCGGGGTCGCCCCATCGAACGTCAGCGGCGGGAAGCTCAGAACCGTGTCCGCGCCTGCGGCGGTTGTCGCCGCGAGCGTGTGTACGTCTGTCCGCTCGACAGCGGCAAGCTCGTCCCCGGCGAGTGGCAGCGCGGCGCTCCCCCAGGGAGCGAGGCTCGGAGCCTCGGTCGTCGGCCCGCCGACGCAGATGTAGGCGATCCCGTCCTTGACCACCACGTCGCCGTCCTGGTACTCGGTCGCCGGAACGTGGTCGCCCTCGTAGGCGAGGTCAGCCCCGCCGCCAGCGAAGACGGGCACCCAGTCGGTGGTGGCCGGATCGGGGACGCTCATGCGACCCTCAACGGGGTCAGGGTGATCGCGCCACGGGTTAGGTTGAGCGCGACGCTGCTTGCCACGCGAAGCTGCACGGAGTCGCCCGCCGTGTAGACGAAGGGGGACTGCCCGCTGAGCCAGGGCTGGCCGCTCCCGCCTCCGACCCAGAACTGCATGACGGTCTTCGCCGCCTCGTCTCCCGCCTTGGCGACGGCAGCGGACCCGACTGTCCCGCCGGACATGTAGCCGTTGACGGCGGCGAGGTACTCCCCCGTGCGCGGGATCACGAAGGCCGATCCGACTGCCGTCCAACCGCTTGCCGCGATGGCAACCGAAGCTGCCTGCGCGGGCGCGTAGGGTGCGCCGCCGATGAACTCCCACTTGTACGCGCCACTCGCCCCGGCGTTTCGACGGAAGCGCCACTGGTAGGTGGGAGCCGTGAGGTTGTCCACCAGGATCGCTTCCTGGCCGTCGGTCGGGGAGGTCGGGAGCGTGATCCCGTAGGTGACGGGGATGACCGCGCCGGGCGGGGGGCTGAACAGCACCGGCTGTGCGAGCGAGATGCGAATGAAGGCAGGCACGGGCACACCCGTTCCTCCGACCCCGGACGCGACGATGCCGCCCGTGCCACCCGTGATCGAGGCGCGAATCGTGTAGTTGTGGACGCCCGCGCTCGGCGTCAGCCTGCGAGACACACGAACGGGGGTGTAGAGGTTGGCAGCAGCCGGGGTGGAGACGTAGCCGATCCGCCCGAGCGAGGTCGCGCCGTCGTAGAGCCAGAGGGCGGTCGCGTTCCCGGCGTTTGGCCCTGCCCCGACCAGGGAGGAGTAGAACTCGATGATGATCGGCGTCGCCCCGTCCAGGGTCACGGCCGAGGCTGTCCCGACGATGTGGGCGGTGGCCTCGCTCGTCGCGGTGAGGGGCACGTCCGCAGGCGTCTCGTTGTAGGCAAGCTCGCCCTGCGTCTCGAACGGCGGGGGCGTCGGGTCAGGGATCCCGACCGCGCCCCAGAGCGCCGGGTCGGGGTTCTGGGTCGTGTCGCGGACGGCGATGAACGCCATCCCGTCCTTGATGATGATGTCGCCGTCCTGGTGGGCCGAGGCGGGGACGTGCTCGCCCTCGTAGGAGAGGTCGGAGCCGCCCCCGGAGATCGCGGGCAGGTTCGCGAGCGGCACCTTCACGTCGGCCCCGAGTGGCGCGTAGCCGTTCGCGATCCCCTTGTTCGAGAGCGACTCCTTCGCACCGAGCGCGCTCACGAGGCCGGTGACGTCGGCCTGTGCGATCGGCGACCAGACCGGCACCCCACCCGCGCCCTTGACCCACTGCCCGTCGACGACGGTCGGCAGCGAGGGCTTCCCCTCTACCGTGTCGAGCCGCCCGTCGAGCGCGTCGATCTCCTGGTGGGCCGTGTCGATCCCGGCCTCCATCTTGTCGAGGTTCGCGGCGTTGACCGGCGTCGCGAAGTCGACCCAGTCGGTGGGCACGTAGTCAGCCATCTCGCGCTCCAGTCTCGCAGCCTTGCCGGATCACGCTGGCACCTCGGTCGTGGGCCGCAGCAGCCAGTCTTCCTCCTCCTCGACCGGCGCGCTCGGGACCAGGATCCACTCCTCCGGGACGCTCGGCACGAGGATCACGTCGACCGGGACCGAGGGGGTCATCCCCGGCTGCACCCCGGCGCTGCGGCGCGCGGTCAGTTCGAGGAACGGCATCCCGGCGACGAGCGTCTGGTCGAGCAGCCAGACGAAGCTGCGCCCGGTCAGTTCCATCATGGGCCGCTGCATCAGCGGCGCGGGCGGGACGATCGGGATCGGGAGCCGCGCGGTCAGCACCAGGAACGGGTGGTTGACCGCGAGCGTCGTGCGGCTGACGCCATCGGTCGTCTTCCCCTGCAGCGAGAGCACCGGCCGCCGAAAGGCGAGCGCGGTGTACGGCTCCGAGATGAGGTTCGGGAGCCTCGGGTTGAGGAGCAGCTGCGGCGGGTCGAAGGGGTACTGAACCTCCCCCGCCGTCAACTCCCCGACGAGGAAGGTGCCAGCGACAGCACCCCGTGGCTCGGCCATCTAGACCGCCGGTCCGGCCTTGACGCCCAGCACCCCCGAAGCGAAGTCGACGACGAAGTACCCGTTGACCGGGATCACCTGACCGAAGTCGAGAAGCTCCCAGAGGAACTTGTCGGTCGTGGCCATCTCGTAGACGATCCCGTAGCGGGTCTGGAAGGCCGCGCCTGGCCCCCAGGAGACGTCAGCCCCGAGCAGGGTCCACTCGTCGGAGGGGGCGTCGTAGGAGGTGTTCCGGCCGGTGATCTCCAGCCCGCCGACCGCGTAGCCGCCCCCGGCCGCAAGCTCCTCCGCCGCCACGTCCGCGTAGCGCATCTGCGTGTCCCGGTTCGGCACGTAGGTGTCCTTCATCAGGGCGATCCCCATCTGCTGGGGGACCCAGAGGCGGGCGATCAGGTTGCCGCCCGCCTGCCCGAACCACTGCGCGCTGGTCGCCATCAGCCCCTCCTCTGGAGCGCCTCGTAGAGACGGCGCTCACCGTCGGCAAGCTCGGCGGAGGTGAGGCTGGTGCGGAGCACCCGCTCGCCCCGGAACTCGCGCTCGTAGTACTCGCGCTGGATCGTCGCGACCGGGAAACCGCAGAGGCGGCACTGCTCGGGCCACGGGGAGACGAAGCACTCGAAGCAGCGGCCGCACTGGTAGCCGAGCCGGATCCGCTTGTTCGCGTCCTCGGTCAGGGTCACCTCGGCCTCGACGAACTCGCGCCCGTCCGGCAGCTGCACGGTCCGCGCCTCCGGGTCGTGGTCGACCGAGATCAGACCGACGTCGCTAGGCACTCACCGTCTCCAGCCCGAGTGCCTGCTCCAGCGCCTTGATGATCTCCGGGCGGCGCTTCCCGAAGAGCCGCTCGTAGTCGAGCGCGGTCTGCACGTCGAAGCCCATCGCCTCCAGCGCGGTGACGATGTCCTCCGGCTCGCCGGGCCACTCGTCGAAGGCGGGCCAGGGAGCGGCGATCGGCGTCGTGTGGATGATGATGAACGAGGAGTCCTCGCGCGCGGCCTCCACGAGCCACGCCTCGATCTCCTCGCGAAGCTCGTCCGGCCAGTCCTGCGCCATCGTGTCGAAGCTCGACATCCGGTAGGTCGGCAGCGCCGGGGTCGCCTCGTCGACGTGCTGGAAGAGACCCTTGAAGCCGAACTTCTCCTCGGCCTCGCGAAGCTCGTTCTCGTAGAGGTCGCCCTGCACGAACTGGAGGTAGATCCCCTCCTGGGTGACCGTCTCGACCGAGTTGATGTCGACCGACGCCTTGCGAGGCCGGTACTGGATCCCGAACCGGCCGTACTGCGCGATGCACCTCATGCTGCTCCTTCCTGGTGGCCTTCAACTCGGGGCGGGGACCCGAAGGCCGTAGGTGCCCCGCCCCGAGCTTGTACTACGAGATGCCGTAGAGCCAGCCGTGCGTCTTCTCCTGCGCGAACGTGTAGGTCGACTCGGTGAAGTACTCGCCGCCCTCCGCGTCGCGCCCGTTGCCGAGCGACTTGATGTCGTAGTCGATCTTCCGGGTGTCCCGGCCGATCAGCGGCCGCCGCTCGATGTTCGACATGTCGAGCACGAACAGGTTGCCGTTGTAGCCGTTGACGCCCGAGGGGAAGTCGGCCCACTCCTTCTTGACGACGATCGGGATCTGCGTCCCGAAGACGCCGGAGATGAAGCCGTCGACCTTGACGCCGTGGACGCGCGAGTCGCCCGGCTTCCAGAACGCGCCCTGCCCCGAGCGGTTGAAGCGAGAGAGGTAGTAGGCACCGATCGTGCCGGTGAAGATCACCTTCTCGTCCGACCCCTTCGAGAGCACGGTCGTCAGGAACGAGTCGAGGAAGTCGGCGGTCAACTCCCCGTTCACGTTCTGCTTGTTCGTCTGGATGAACTCGACGACGCCGCCGGAGGAGCCGACCACGACGTCGGCCGCCGAGGAGAAGTCGCGCGCCCCGTAGAAGGCGATCGCCTCCCAGGTGCGCTTGTGCTCGACGGCCTTGCGCGCCTGCTCCTTCTCCGGCTCGCCGCCGCCGTACATCGTGATCGCGGCCGCCGTGCCGGTGAACAGGTACGGCGTCCGGACGATCTCGGTGAAGTTGTAGCCCAGCACCCTCGGGCCGTACCGGGGGTTCGGCAGGGTCGACCCCTGCTGCATCGCCGGGCCGACGACGAGGAGCTTGTCCCCGGCG